TATGGATATGGATGAGGATCGCCACGATAATTGATCCCCAGGATGTTGACTTCACATCCACGTGAGTGGATATAATCACAGACCGCATGTGTACTTCGAGCGAATCCACTCGAGCACACCGCATCACCGACCCATAGTACTTTCATCCTAAGAATACCTCCGTAGCCAATGGATGACCAGTGCCTGCATCGATGAATCCAGATAGATCGTTGATTGGACCTGTCATCCCATCTGGAATGGTAATGCGATCGTGGATACCTACTCCCAGTCCACCGGTAACGGCAACCATCTCCTTGATATCCAGGAAAGTTATCGATATTCGACCGACTGAAGATCCATCCACTTGTCGCTGCTTCCAGTCACATAGAGCCTTCATAGGAACTGCTGGTGCCCATGTCTCCGAGCCATAGGCATCCTGTCCTGTGAATCGCTCATATGCAATTGTTGCTTGGAGCGGTTTGGTCACTCCATCGGCTATAGCTACACCAGAACGAAGTACATCCAGTAAGCTCATCGAAATATCTCAAACACGACACCACCGGCTGCTCGTGCATCGGAAATCAGCACTGGATGTTGCGTATACCACGAGGGAACTAGCAAGAGTCGAACCGCATCTGGCACATTCTTGGATAAATACGCGTATGCAGAACTCTGGAGTGCAATGGTCTCTGCTGCACCACTATTCTTGAATGACACCGAAACCGATCCAGCGCCAACTGAGGCGATGCCCTGCGCTGCCGCATCATTTGTCGCCGTGAGATCTGCGACCGATAATTGGCGCGCATATTCAATTTGGGCCATCTTCAATTCAGATGGCAGTGTCATTGGATCGATAGGAAATCTGTTTCGAGTGAGCATGCCACTGCGAGGCCAGCACAGTGTTTGCTCCATAGTAGTGGCTGTTCCAGTCCATGCAAATGTAGAATCAAGCAAGACTGCAGCCCACTTCAATGCTCCCTCTTTTTGATCCGTTGTCAATGAAGCCCATGATGCAGCAAACGGTCGTGTTGCGTTATATGCATCGGCCTCTGAAACAGAAGCGTATGAGTTTGCAGATGGACCTGCTGGTGTTGTATCAATCCCACCCACAATAGGCGGTTCAGGTGATACTCCAGTCTGTGTCACCATGTTTACGAGTACTGCCTGACTGTTCGATAGTGCAGCACCACCGCTCTGCACAAATGATACTGGAATTTCGACGTAGGTACTCTTGTCGATGGATGTTCCCAGAGTATGAAATTGAACAACCTGCAGATGGTTGTTCTTATCTTGCACATAGATCTCGGTACCCTCGATGACATTCATCAATGCATAGTAAACATCAATTCCATCGTCGGTAGTATATCGTATCCAGAGTTTCGAAACAAGTGTATAGTCTACGTTGTCAAATCTCACTTGGGAGCTAGTCGGTGGCTCCGCAGCAGTCGATGAAAACGTAAACTGGAACATGCTCATAATGAAATCAGAGTTGGGAACATCGCAACCTGCATCCACTATTCAGCCCAAATAGTGGTCTCTTCCATGCAATTCCCAATGTTGTTGCCACTGTGGATTTCTCCACAGTCCCAACTCTGTCCACTCGCTACTTCGTGGTCTTCGTCGAGGCTGTTGAAGTCGAGGCAGATGGAGATGCGGTTGCTTTGCTCTCCATCTTCTTCACATTCATGCCCTGCTGACGGTCCTTCGCATCGGCTTCAGCCTTGGCTTCTGTCGCCTCGACATCGGGACCCTTCTCATGGATGTGAACAACACCAGTGCCACCGACTTTGACCGCCTCCACTGTGGAGCGATCCAGTTCGCCGCCTGATGTCTGAACAGTATCCTCACCTTCGACAGGCTTGGCCGACTCGATATCAGGTTCACCTGCCGTGATGGGGATCTTCTTTGGACGTGCCGGTGCCGGATCAGCCATCTGTCCTCCCTTACTTGATTCCAATGGCAATGCCCGACTTGCCATCGTAATCGTCACGGAAACGCGGGATCATGATGGCCATCACCAGCCAGAACAGAGTGAAGCCATCGTTGCTCGTCCACGGGATGACCGTCGGCGATTGGCCAGTGATCATGTCCACGACATCGCTGGTCATCTGAACCACCGCCAGCTGCGGTCCAGTCGCACCACCGGGGAACTGGTCAGCGACCTTGAACCCGCGGATGTTCAGGTCAGTCGAGAGCCGACGGAGACGATCGGCGATGGTATCCACAGTGTTGACCTTGAAGTCGCCAGTGACGTTCAGGGCCGCAGCACTCCCGTAGTACACCATGTACGGACCGTATCTACGGTTCGCCTGGAGCAATCCAACAGCCTTGGTCACATCGTTCACCATGGCACTGCCAGTGGTGCCGATAACGTTGGGTGCAGTCCAGTCCACTGACAAAGAGAATGTGACAGCATTCGGTGCGTTCAGGAGTCCCGGAGTCGTATAACCCTCCACCTGCACGCCAGCGCCGTTGATGGTCGCGTCCTCGATGGCCTCGTTCACTCGACGAGTGGCCTGCTGAACCAAAGTGGTATCCAGCGGTGCACCCACGCGCTGCGAAGCCTTGAGAGTCCGAATGCCAATGGAGAAATCGTCCGTCGTCAGATAGATCGGAATCCGACGAATGGAACGATCCGGCAACTGGAATTCACCACGCGCCGAGGGATTCATGGTCCTCTGCGCGCCTCCAGTCTTGCTCGTGCGCTCCCACTGAACTTCCATGACGCTCAGTGGATCGGGCAGACTGTAGGTCAGACCAGCGCTAATGATGTCCTGAGCGATGACCAGTCGCTCGACGCCCACATCGACAACCGCCTGGTCAATGATACGCTGTGCATTCTCCTCGAGTGGAGATGCAGCACGGATCTCTTCCATCGTGAGACCCGAGTTCAGGATACGAAAGGCGAGGCTCTGGGTGGCGCTCGCCGAAACACGTTCGAGGGCCATTAGAGTACCTCCACCTTACAGCGCAGCGTACCAGATGTTGCATTGGTATCAACCAATGCGGTGAACAGAGGCGTGCCCGAGGCCAGCTTGCGCAGCATGCCATTGCCAGCCGACTCGAGTTTGTCACCGGCGACAACGTTGACACCGCTGCCGATAAGCATGTTCCAAGTGGAACCCTTCTCGCCCAGTCCAATTTCCACCAGATCGCCAGTAGCATATGCATCGTCGATGCCCTTGTTGAGCATGTATGCATTCAGGGCGACTGCAGGAGTTGTGTTGCCACCAGCCGTTGCATGAGGACGGAAGGCAGCAACTCCCGCTGAGACCTGATACCTCTCGACGAGGTATCCAGGGGTGATGGCAGCACCCGCTGCCACATCGTTCACGACGGTCATGTCTCCGCCGAGCCAGATGGTGCGCGGCGGATAGCGCGTGATTGCCATGTTACTGCACCTTCTCCTTCTTGGCGAGTGCGATGCGGTAGCCATCGGGCGGAGGCTGACGCATGTAGTCGCCATCGGCCGAGGCACGAGCAACGCCACGACCCGAATAGTCCACTGGTTCGGCCACCTTGGCGAGAGTAGCCAGTTTTGTCAACTGCCCGATGGACATCTCACCGAGCTCCGCCTCGGTGTATACCTTCTGTGCCGTCTTCAATGACGACATGAGAGTGGACTTGGTCGCTGCATCGGATGCCTTCTTCTCGGCGACCATCGTGCGAATGGACTCGGGTGCCATGGCGAGGTACTCTTCCTCGGTGAGAGGCTTCTTTGCCGCCTCGGATGCAGCTGCCGCTGCCGCTGCCGCTGCACGCTCCTTCTCTGCGGCTGCATCATCCTCGGCCTTCTTTTTCTTCTTGGCCTCTTCGTCGTCCTGCGCGACCTTCAGACAGTGAGCTTCGAGAGTCTTCAGACTGTTCTCGCTCGCTGCCTCGAGTGCCTTCTGGTCCTTGAGCGGGTTGTGCTCATGGCCCAGCAAGGCGGTGATCCGTTCTGCCTTGGTCATGTTTCCTCCACATGAACAGTGTGATTGTGAATCCTTTATCGTGGTACACTCTGCTCCCAGCTTGACCGAGTGGTCATGCATGGTTTGGATCATAGTCTGATCAGCCGCGGAATTGCGTTTCCCGATGGCGGCACGCATGGCCTTTACCATGGGATAATCAGACTGCTCCAATCGGCGACACAGTTCCTGAATTCCATAGAGGGATGTTGCCATCGTACCCACGATGGTATTCAACGAATTCAGCTGTGCCGTCTCGATTTCCTCCTCTGCAGCTTCTTCCTCTGGAGTCTCAGTGGGATCTTCTTGTTCGGCTGCGATGAGATCATTGACCAGAGTCCGAGCAGCCGCAAATGACGATTCACACTGAGACAAAAGAGCGTCGATGGTTTGGTACTGGATAAGTTCCGACATCTCCTCTGACGAGGCTTCGACTGGAGTTTCGCCGGTGAAGTTCGGATCAGGACTCTCATCGAAAGTCTCCTCATCCACGAGCGCACGCACTCGAGTCTTCAGTGCATCACCCACGAAATTCGCCTTGAGCAATGCCTGCACAGCGGCACGCAATGTATTCATCTTCTTACCTTCCACATAATACATCGAAGCAGCACGAATTCCACATCCCATCGTCGCGCTGCATGCGCCTTCGAGCCCATCCTCGAGGATCGCCAGATGATCTGGAATGATATGCTCCCATGCACCATTCCAGGCTTTCCCATCATGGATGCCAGTCGCCTGTCGCAATCGCACGAGGGCACCAGTGGACACCTCGATAGTTTTCTTGCCATTCAGTCGAGCGATAACTTCCTTGGCTGCGACTGGATGGAGCCAGGCTTCCATGCACAGTCGCTTGCCATCGATCTTCGTGTTGAAGATTTTGCCGATGGCCGACTTGAGCATGGTCGGTGTGTTGCCGCTCACTGGTTTCCCATCGACCATGGGATGGTTCAAGAAGATTGGACGCCCGTCCCATCCACGATATCCGATAGAAAACTGATCTGCTCCGACAAACTCTGCATTAGGCGAATTCAGTGCCCGAATCACGCCTTCGACAAGTGCCACTATGGGGACCACTGTGTAATCAATTCCCTCGAGTGGCTCCACTCTGAAGTCAGCGAGCGCGCTCCTAATAATAAGGTCTCGACGCCCATCTGGGCCCATAGTGGACGCGCCGCGCCGCGCGCCGCGCGCCGTTTCACGCGTCCCATCTGGATCCACTGTGGAACCGCGCAATGACTCGTAACTTCCTTCGCGACCAATCGAGGCAGTACAAATGGCAGCAGCCGACGATGAATCGTATCCGAGCTCCTGCACCTTATCCCAGCATCGATGCCACTTGTCCGAATGATGGAGGCGTTCAGTGCCTTCTTTCGTCTTTCCAGGCATTACTCTTCCTCCTCGTCCACGCCACCATCGAGGCTACCGATTCCTTCCGTACATCTACAATTTGGATGGAGTGGAGGACCCTCGATTCCGCCAGGATAGGTACCATCGAGTGGAGCCTCTTGCCCATCGAGCGCTTCACACTCGGGACAGGCCTCATATGGCGTAATAATCCAAACTCGTGTCTCGTCTCCACTAAGAAGACCGTTATCCTTCGCCTGTCCCCATGCTTGTCGTTGACCTTCAGATACAGCACGCATAGATTCTGTGCGAGTGATCATTCGAGCGCGAGCCTTGTCTCCCACTGCATCGAGAATCTCATCGGCAGCTTCCTCGAGATCGATCTCACCTTCGAGCGCACGAGTGATTGCATCTCGAATATCTTCACGAGATGTCTCAGATAGATCATCGAGTAGATCGGCTGCATGTGCCTTCGCCCAGTCGATTGCATGCACATCTCGATGATCGAATGTAAAGTCTTCCTGTGCAGCACGCATGGCATGGCGAGGACGATTCAGAGCATTGGCTCCCACTCGACCGCCTTCTTTCATCGTGTCGAGCAAGATCTTTTCAAGTCCATTACCCATGGCCTTCTTCATGGCCATGACAGCTGTATCCATGAGTTCTTCTGCTGACTGATGTCCCTTCTTCAATGCAGACACGAGAGTAGATTTTGCTACCGTCTTACGACCAGTATCAAATGCATCCTCCACATGGGACATTAGCTTCGCTTCGTGCTTATCTGCCGCTGCATGAATCCGTTTCCATGGTGGTATTGCAGCAGCAAGTTGCTTCACTGTATCCTGTATAGCTCCCTCTGCCTGTGGGTTTTTGCCGCTACCCTTTGGATAGCGACCACTCCCGGGACCACCTGCCGCACGAAGTCCGTAAAAGTCCTCATCTGGATGCTTCTGCCAGATGTCCACTACATGGCCAGTCTTCTTGTGTTTCCACGAGGTAGCCATGATACCGAGCCACTCGGCATTATGGTGCACCTCAAATCCAAGTCGCTCCATCTCATGCTCAATGGATCCAGGCGGTGCGCCCTCGCCACCATACATCTGCTCCATGGCTTCTTGCTGGGTTATCTCACCTCGCTGGAGCTTTGCATGGATCTCACCCTCAGCCTCATGCGCCAGATCGCTCTGGTGCTCCCAGTACTTCTCAGTCTGTTCCTTGGTCATCCCCTCAGTGGGATCTTTAACCGCGATGTCCATGTCATTCGGGGAATTGTTCCCTCGAGACACAGATCCATGGGCTTTGAATTCTTGTCCAGTGGCCTTCTCCAGATGGGCAATCATCTTCTGCTGCATCTCCGGTGTATGGATACCTTCCGGTGCTCCATACAGTGGATGGTCCTTATCCAGGCCTTGATCTCCACCCACGTTGTCATGACTGCCCTTTGGATAGCGACCAGAACCTGGACCACCCAGATCGCGTACCAGTGTCGCTACACTGACACGTGCCAAAATCTCCCATGAGACGACCTGAGCTTCAGAACGTCTCATTCTTTACGCCTCAGATCATCTGAACGTTCGCGTTGATCTGGTGGTCTTATCTGTGGTGCAGGTCGTGTCCGTCCAAAGTAGAATCCAATGACTAAACCTACGATCGTCCACCATTCTGGCGGCATTCGTACATCCTGATGCCATACAGAAAGTACAAACACTCCGATACAAGTCGTTATAACAACTAAGATAGCAACAAGCGACTGGGTGTACTCCCAAACATTCGCAACGCGCCGTTCACCACTAACAGATAGTGCACGCTCTACCTTCTGAGCCACGCCCAGCATCGTTGTCTGATACTGGCGTGTTTCATCACTGGGTTCCACTCTCTTCCTCATCCTCATCGAGATCGGTTGTTCCGTCCGATACAATGAGAACATCCTCTGCTGAATCAGCTGCATCTGCAAGGCCACGTAAGACATCTTCCACATCGGGATCGTCCGCGTGCATGCTCTCGAGCGCGCTCGCGAGATCGGCTGGTTCTTCAGTCTTTCCGTCTTCGAGGAATCCATGGAGCTCTTCGGATTCCTGTCCATTCGCCCACTGAACAAATGCACGCCAGCCACCCATCGAGGCAGCATCAGCAATATATCCATTCGAATCGGCGAAGTAATAACTCATGAATTTTGCCTGATCAACTGGCGGAGATGGACTTCGTTCTTGACCGGAGTCATGGTGTTCAGTCGAAAGCTGCCAATGCCCGGTGCATAGTACACTCGATGTCCCGATCCAGGCACCTTGCCAAATTTCTCTCGATCATCAATGACAACGGTATGCATTGCGGCCTTGTTGTTCTTGCTCCACTCTTCCTTCCGCTCTCGGGCTTCCTTTCGCATGGTGATCTTCGATGCCTTGTTGTCCAGCATCGTCTTTACCTCGACACCATGTAACTTCCCACCAGTTTTCAGTGTAACGTCGAATGGCTGATTGTCGGGCGTCCCCTTTCCACCGATCATCTGGACGACCTTGTCTTCGTTTTTGGTGGCCCATGCTTCCTTCTCTTTTGTGAATGGATTATGGGCTGCAGCCGCTCGCTGTGCACGCTCTGTAGGATTCGTATCATGGCGCAACGTCTGAGATCGTTTCGTCTCTTCAGACTGTCCACGACTCCCAGCTGGATAGCGTCCAGATCCAGGTCCACCAAGCGCTCGAGCGACGATCGTGTTCGCGAGCGTGAGATCGTCATCGAGCAATGCACTCTCGAGTGCACGTACATCGAGCTCGTGCGCTGCTGCCACGAGAGAATTTGATTCCTCAGTGACCTTTGCTGCTCCAGGCACTGGACGTGGCGGACGGTTCCCACCCTCTGTAGCTCCACCTCCGAATGGAGATTTTGCCTGTGCCTGCTCTTGCTGCTTCTCCTCGATAGCCTTGACTTCCACCAGTTGCTCTGGAGTCATCACATCGAGGCCCAGATAGATCGTGCGGATCTCCGAGGGAGTCACCACGGTGGTCCCTGAATTCTTGTTCATCGTGGAGATCTGCACTGCAGCAGTCACTCGTTGGCCCTGATCAAGTTCATCGGTCTCCGGCCATGAAACAAAGTATTCCTTCGGAGTGGGCAGTGCACCAACCTGAATCAGTCGATCGATGAATGGACGCACCACCACTGGTGCACAGAAGAAGACACGTCGATCCTGAATTTGATCGTCCCAGTTGCTCTTATCGCGACTTGAGGCTAACTTTCCAATCTCGCTACCCATGAGAATGCGTTGCGGCATCCCGATGGTTGCTGAGATCTGATCCATGATCGCTGCTGCAGGTCCTCGTAAGTCCGCCACATCGGATCCCATCCGATTGATGTCAATTCCTCGAGTGACCAGGTTCTTTCGCAGATCATGTGTAAATTCATCGAATTTGGTCTCCATCTCCTGGCGTTGCTGGAGTGCTTTCGCTGGATCGGGATCGTATGCAAGCTCTGGATCGATCTTGAATTGAGTACCTCCATCGGCTCTCTTCCAGAACGACTCGGCCCCGCCACCAATCACCTTATCCAGATCGTCGAGTAGGTTCCATACACGCTCGAGTCGAGGCTGACCAAACACCGGATCATCGAGCATGTTATCCGCAATATGGATAACACGCGAGAAATGCACTGTGGAATTTACTGCCGGCGGACGTGCATTCGGACTCCACTGGGTATTTGCCCGTTGCAAATTGTATGATAATGGCAGAGAGAACCGCTCACTCGTCGTATCCGTGTCGTACTCGTTGATAATGGCTTCGTCTTCTGCGTAGGCCATCAGATACCTGATATCGTCTGGCCCGCACTTCGGTAGTGGACTATCCAACTTGCCCGGTCCACCTATAACCAAAATGGAGTATCGCCCAATACCTGCCAGGATGTCTGCTCTCTGGAACATTTGCCAGACGGACAGTCGCGTATTCAGATCGATAAAGGCCTGCTCGAAATCAGTAAACTTGTTTGGATCGGTGTCCTCAGTGATTTCCCCACCACCTCTCCATGCAGATTGTGGCATTGCCTCCACTATACGGGCCGCAATTCCTCCACGCTTGTATCGAGCGCGATAGTCCAATGGACGAAGCAGTCGCTGGTATCCGAGGGATACATAGGTATCACGACGCCATCCAAAGGACATCCCTGCCCAATTGGCGAGTCCCCATCGTCCCATCATAGCCGAGGGATTCAAGGTAGACATAAGAGTGCGGAGTACTCCGTTTCCACTCTTCGTTGTGAGTGAATCATCCATTCTTCTTAGTCTCAGTCTGGATTTGGAGTCCTACACCTGCCACACGCGCCGCCAGAGCCAGCAACCATCCAGCAATCTTCACTCGCCATCGCCATGCACGGATTCCAGTCACCTCGACGTTCATGGTGACCTGTTGTGTAATATGAGAGATCGGTATCTTGGCATTCAGTTCGCTATCCATTATCGGAGATTCGGCTCACGCATTCCACAGTCAGGCGGGATCACTTCGATGCAGAGTGGCTGGAGTGGATGTCCGCAGGTATGGATCCACAGTCGAATGCGACCGCCACACATGACTCGATGGAGCTCTTCCTCTGAGAGCTCCCACTCGGTCATTACCACTCCATTCGCATCCACGAGGGCCGGGAGTGGAATGTACTGCGGTTGATCCTTGGCGAATGTGACCAGTCGCATGTTCGACGCTCGTACAGTCGGTTCAACTGGATTCATCGATCATCCTCTTCAGGCTCGTCCTCATCTCCCACTTGGAGCATGAATTTATCTACAAGCTCCGCGACGAGAACTGAGACACCCTTGATCTGGGATCCAGATAGTCCGAGGCCAGATGCCTTCAGGATGTTTTCAAATGCCAGCTTCGGCCACCGATCCAGATTGGGCATTACCATACCTCCACAAACTTCGTCGGCGAGGACAGAGCCACTTTGTTGAATGCACCACTGGCCGCATCGATCTGATCCATGAACCCGCGGACTCCATCGAAGTTCTGGGCTTCACTGAGGAATGACTCGAGGGCCGACACATCATCCTGTGTCTCTCCCAAATGAGCCATGATGTCTACGTTGCCCACCTCTACTTGCGCAGCCAATGGACCCGCTCGAGTGACCTTCGATCCAGTAACCCGCTCAACCTTGATAGTGTATCCAGCCAAGTTGATGACAGTATTCTCTGCAGATTCCTTGCCGCCCGATCCAGGCTCCTGTTCCACCCAGATCTCAACCGGCTTGCCTCGAATGGCATCCAGCGCCGCCGTCTGTTTGATGATGGCTTCCCGATTGGCCGAGGACCACTGGCCCTTGACGATATGTGCAATAAGAAATCGCCCACTCTTCCGCTTGCCCACAAGCACTCCCGCCGATCTCTTGCCTGCACCCTCTGTTCCCGCCTTGTCCCAGTATCGAACAAATGAAATCACATCGTCCGGCATCGCCGGCAGGATGGATCGAAACCATGCTCGATTGAAGATCTTCCCTGCAGATGCCTTGATCTTCCAATTGCCCTTGAGGAGTCGCTCGCGCTCGATGAGCGGCAGAGCGAGCAAATTCGCTCTGTATCCAGGGTCCTTCGAGGTGAGAATGATGTTTTCCTCGAGGGACCCAGGGATGTAGGTGAACGACTTGGGCAGGATATCCTCAGGTGGTAGCTGCCCAGTGAATCGATCTATCAATTCCTGCTTCGAATCCGCCCAATGGACTATCTCGTTGACTCGAATGAGCCATCGAATGATCCCACCTCGCTCTGGAATCGCGTAGCCAGTTTCCTGATCAATCCACCATGCAATCAGCTTCGTTAGCCATCCTCCAATGGGATCGTCCTCAGGCACCGCGTTGCAGGTGGCGCGCAGATACGGTCGCACACCGCATGTAGACCGATTCCTCGAGAGCAAATACCAAAACTGAATGGACTCGAACGACTCTAGCTGATCGAAGCCGATGAGTGGAATTTGCGATCCATCCCATGCGAAGCGATCACTCGCCATCTGCATGTGACTGAATCGAACCTTGACCTTCTCAGGCATGAACGTCCATGAGAGATCATTCTTGTTATCCTTCGCACCGATTTGCCGATAGAGTCGATCGCTTTCGTCCCAGAGGCCACCCTCATTGGTTATCTGAGGACTTTCCCGTCTGAAGATCACCGCTCCAAATCCCTTGGTGTCCTTATGGCGTAGCGGTTCGAGGAGAAGAGCAAACGTCTTCCCCGCACCTGCTTGCCCTCCTCCGATACAGATGTCCGCCTTCGACATCAGCATCTTCATCTGGAGCCCAGGCTGCGGCCCGATGTACTGCTTCTCGACTTGCGCGGTGGGCGAGGGATTCATCGCTGTGTTGACTCCTCCTGAGCGGGAAGGGAGGCACGCCGCAATAGCACGTCGATGTCTTCCTTGCACTTGGCGCGCAGTTCAGGGCCATTTGCTAAAAACCGTCTCCC